TTTTCTAAATTTTAGTACAATGGCGTGATTTTCATAATTCGTCTCAAATAAAATAATCTCTTTTATCAAATCTGGTTTGAGAAATTTCTTTGTTTTCTTTGTTTTTTCATCTTTACCCTCTTTACCCTCTTTACCCTCTTTACCCTCTTTACCTTCTTTATTTTCTTTACCTTTTAAAATAACTATCCCCAAACCATTATTATTATTTTTAATAATATTATAGTAACTAGCAATATGTGTTAGCATCTTCATGTTATAATTTATTGAATAATCCATTTCTAACATATATGAATTCTCGATTATATACTTTTTTTTTATGTCATACATTGTAATTTTATACGTGTTTTCATTGTCATTGTCGTTGTCGTTGTCAGTCGACGATGATGTGAAATGTGTTTTAGAGTCTTCTATACCGTCGTATAAGGGACTGTCACATTCTATTTCATTTTTCTCCGTCATTATACAGTCGTGTGCAAATAATAATTCATCATAACTACTATCTGCTCTTTTTAGTTCTTTATATGGTTTTGTGTTTGTACCATCGTCAGAATTATCAGACTCAGTATCGTATAAATTCGGATTTTGAGACTTGTGGTTATTTTTAACTTCAAGCCAAAGATTATTAATTCTTTCCCATTCTTTTTTATTTTTTTCTTTTACTGTATTGTCAACTAATATTTCAAACATAATAATAATAATAACAACTGTATTATCTTTACTATTATTATGTTTATATAAATATTTATATTTTTAATATTTTTAATATTTTTAATATTTTTAATATTTTTAATATTTTTAATATTTTTAATATTTTTAATTTTATTATACTACTAAACCTAAGATACTAAATCTATGAAATCTCTTCAAAAATATCCATATGCTTAAAAATTGTTTTGTTTGTTATACTAGGATATTCCTTCATTTTCGGTTTCAACATAGTAATAAATTCAATATTCTTAGTAACAACTTCCCAAGCATCCTTTGTTCCACCTTTGTTTAAATAATTTTTAGATTTTGTAACTATAATAAATAAATTCTCAGTCAACTCTTCAACTTCATTTGACTTATCAGATTTTCGCAAGTAACTCAGTATAAGAGCTTGCAACTGAGATATAATTTCAATAATTTCACCTTCATCAATAATATCATTTATCATCAAGTTAACAACAAACAAACTCATAGCCCTACGCTTATCATTTGTTTTGGTATATTCGCAAAATTTATCATAATTTTTCTTAGGGTCCACAAACTCAATTGACTCAAACAAGTTCATAAACTCTTTAAAGTTATCCTCAAAAATCTTTTTAAATATATCATAGTCGTTCATTAATGTCTTAAATAGTCTGGCGTATAAGCCCGAATAAAAACTATTTGAACTCGCAATATTAAAAATTGAATATCCGATTTTCATCATATTTTCATTCGACGTATCGTGTTCAATTAGTTTCGAAATTTCAGCCTTAATATCTTTTGTCATTGCTTCCTCATTCATATCCGTAATCTTATTCAAAAATCCTCTAATATTATCCACATTCTTCTGAATGCCTTCGCTAACATGTTTTTGAGTCGTTTGAAAGGCACGTATCGCATCCCAATCATCATCCGTTATCTCAGACGGTTTACTTTTAATTTTCTTAAATCCGCCTGTACCACCACCACCGCCACCGCCACCAACATCGCCAATAGACCTGATTTCTTTTTTCAAAAAAATAGGTGTTTTAATATATGTTGGAGCCCCCACTTGTTCAGATAGTTTAGATATAATATCTAAAGTTTCTTGAGACAAGTTACATATGAAACCAGCATTTGTTATTTTTTCGTAATCTGTTATATTATATTGTTTCGTAATTTTTACCGGAGAAATAGTAGTCATAAAATCCTAATACTATATATTAACAATTGTTTATATCTATTTTATTATAAATATTAATTCACTAAGTCACTAATTCACTAATTCACTAATTCACTAATTCACTAATTCGTAAAATAACAACTTTCTAAAATAATAACTAGTAATATATTATAAAATGACAACAACATTGTGTTTAGTAGCAATATTTAAAAACGAATCTCATATACTTAAAGAATGGGTAGAGCACTACCTAAATCAGGGAGTAGACAAGATTTTTCTCGTTGACAATGGAAGCACTGACAGTTATTATTCTATTTTACAACCATATATATCGACTGGTAAAGTAGACCTAGTAAAAGATAATAAAAAACATGCACAAATAGAATTATACAATAAACATTTCTTACATAAATGTAAAGCATATGACTGGGTTATAGTTTGCGACCTTGATGAGTTTATATATGGTAGAAAATATTGCAACTCTATTAAAGACTTTTTAAATAAAATTCATCCTAGTTTTTCTCAAGTATTTATTCCTTGGAAAATGTTTGGTTCAAATGGATATGATACAATGGAACAAGAGCAACCATCTAGCGTGGTTTCAACTTTTACAAAAAGAATAAATAATAATGACATCAGGCATAATAAATTTAGGTCTTTTACATATAAAGGTCATATCAAATATATATACTGTAAAACAATTATCCGAACAAAGTATTTATTAAAGATTGGTGTTCATTATTCTGAAACATCAAATAACAGATACATGACGCCATACATTTTACAAAATAATCATATACACCCAAATAAACATTTTGTAGAAATAAATGAAGATGTAATTGAAAATTCAGCATTACACATGAATCACTATGCTATTCAGTCATTTAATTGGTTTATGAAAGTAAAAGCAACAAGGGGTGATATTAGTGCAGCAAATAATGAAAATGTAAGAAATAAAGATTATTTTAACGAGTATAATTTTAATGACATGGACGATAGCGAACTTTCGAATATATCAAATAGTAGAGACATGTTGAATTAAGACATGTTGAATTAAGACATGTTGAATTAAGACATGTTGAAAATACAGATATAAAATATTTATTTTATAAATACTTAAATGTATAAGAATATATAATATAGAATGTCAGGAAAATACCCCCCAATGAATCGCAATAATAGATATAATAATGGTAATAATAGTAATGGTAACAATACAAACAAATATAGGAACGATGACTCGAATAAAGGGACCGGGTCTGGTCCTTCATTTGCGAGTAACTATGATAATAGCAACGGCAATGGCAACGGCAATCGGTACGACAACCGTCGCCCAAATAGAAATAATACAAGAAACGATAATGGCTATAGTAATGTCAACGAATATCAGAACAGTGGTTTAAATATAAATAGGAATGAGGTTATTTCAAAACCAGACACTGAAAATGTAGTAGATGCTGCGACGAATGGCACCGATGTATCTGTTGTAGATAACTATACTCCAAAAGAATTCGACAAATGGGAAGACTTAGAGAATATTATAAGCGAAGATCTTATGCGAGGAATTTATGCATATGGCTTTGATTTGCCAAGTTTAATTCAAAGAAAAGCGCTTCTTACTATTTTCGATAAAAAGGATATTATTGCACAAGCGCAGTCGGGTACAGGAAAAACAGGTGTTTTTACGATTGGTGTTTTGCAAAAAGTAAATACGGAAATAAATAAAACCCAGGCGATGATTCTGGCACCAACGCGCGAACTTGCGAAACAGATTTATGATGTTATCACATCGATTGGGTCATTGATTAAAAATATGCGCTTTCATCTTCTTATTGGAGGAACCTCAACAGACGAGGATGCTCATCAGTTGAAGACTATCATGCCTCATATCATCGTGGGATGTCCTGGACGTGTGTACGATATGATGCGTCGTAACAATATTGATTCTAAAGACATTAACTTGCTTGTATTAGATGAGGCGGACGAGATGCTTTCCGTTGGGTTTAAGGACCAAATTTATAATATTTTTCAGTATTTGAATGCCAATATTCAGGTTGGATTATTTAGCGCAACAATGCCGAACGAGTTGCAGTCTCTTACGGATAAATTTATGCGCAACCCTGTGCGTATTTTGGTAAAGTCTGAAATGCTTACCCTTGAAGGTATCAAACAATATTATGTTGCTCTTAACGATGACACGCAGAAATACGCAACGCTAAAAGATATTTTCAATATTATTTCAATGTCGCAATGTATCATCTACTGTAATAGTATTAAGAGAGTAATGGACTTGACAGATGCAATGATTAATGATGGGTTCCCGGTATGCTGTATTCATAGTAATATGGATAAACTGAAACGTGATGAAGCATACACTGACTTTAAAGCGGGTAAACATCGTGTTCTTATATCTTCAAATGTAACATCGCGTGGTATAGATGTGCAGCAAGTTAGAACGGTGTTGAATTTTGATTTGCCGAAATGTGTATTTAACTACTTGCATCGTATTGGGCGGTCAGGGCGTTGGGGTAGGAAAGGAACGGCGATTAATTTTGTTACTAGATGGGATATTAAAACAATGAAAGATATTGAGAGACATTATCAGACAGTTATTGAGGAATTACCTTCGAATATTACGATTGACTAACTCGCAAACTTGCAAACTCGCAAACTCGCAAACACTAATTTAATAATAAAATAAATTCGTATATTTATTTTATTATTTTTATGTTAAGATATAAATATGTTTGATCTTGAAAAATATTTAACAGAATTAAGGGATGCGCAAATGAAAAAGCTTGAAGCTTTAAATGAACACGGTGCTACAAGTACTACAGGTAATAAAACCAAGGATAGTGCCAATGCGACATCTTCGTCTTCATTTAAGTTCCCTATATCATATGTTGATAATAAACAAGAAGTTAACGATAATATTATAAATGATTTAGAACTTGTGGAATCAAAGAACCCCGATGAACCATCCATGTATAGCCATATATTCAAACCCGAATCAATATTTAGCAAAAAGTTTTTAAATGAATGGAGTAAATATTATACAACCGATGTTGCATTTTTGAAAGATTCGCAAGCATTTTATAAGGGTTATGTTAATCAATATGAAGGCGACTTAAAAGCGCAAGTGACGATGACTGCTGGTGATAACGAAGTAACAATAGTTCCGCACGATATTTTTGAAAAAATAGATAAACTATGGATTGATATTGCAGGGGATAAAAATTTCAAACAGCGTTTTAACTACATCGATATTCCAATTTTGGACAGACTTAACAAGTCGCCGGGATTTTTACAGATACTAAGTCTTTACAATCTTACATCACCCGTCATCTCTCTTCTTTCTCCACTTATATTACTTATTATCCCATTCTTTCTTCTCAAGTTTCAAAAGGTAGAGGTTACAGTTTCAGGATATATAGCAACACTTAAAAAAATATTTGCCACACACCCACTCGGAAAAATGTTTTCTTTATTTGATTTTTCTAGTATGCCATGGGATAAGCGCATATATGTACTAATGTCTTTTGTATTTTATGTTATTCAGGTGTATCAAAATATAATGTCTTGTTATCAGTTCTACAAAAATATGATTCTAATTCACAAGAATATTTTTATTCTCCGTGATTATTTCAGATATACTTCTCGCAATATGGCGCATATTATAAGCATATCGTCTTCATTGGAAACGTATGCAAATTTCACTGCCGATATTGTGAAAAATAAAGATAGACTAGAAAAATTGTGTAAATTATTTGATAAAATTAAGCCGTTTAAAATTTCATTTGGGAAGATGCTTGATATTGGTAAAATAATGAAACTAAATTATGAAATATTTGTTGATAATGATATAAAACAGTGTGTAGACTATAGCTTTGGATTCAATGCCTTTTATGAACAAGTTGACCACTTGAAGCAGATAATTGACAATGGAAAAATAAATATGTGTTCCTTTATTGATGCAAGTATTGATGCAAGTATTGAGGAAGCACTCGAGAAGGAATCACCTGAAGAGGAAGAGCCCAAAGACGAAGAGCCCAAAGAACCAGAAAATGGAAAAAAACATAAAAAACATAAATCCAACAAATCCAACAAATCCGAAAAATCGACCACATCGGAGGTGTCCACAAAATCTAAAGATACCGAGTATTCACAAGCAAAGCCAACATCAAAAAATGTTACAAAATTTAAAAATTTATATTATCCCCCACATGAAACTCCTGTAAAAAATAATGTGATTATAGATAAAAAAATTATTATTACGGGACCGAACGCCGCAGGTAAAACAACTGTTATTAAATCGACACTTATGAATATTATATTATCGCAACAAATAGGTTATGGATTTTATGAATCTGCTAAAATTAAGCCTTACGACTACTTGCATTGTTATTTGAATATTCCTGATACATCAGGACGCGATAGTTTATTTCAGGCAGAGTCAAGAAGATGTAAAGAAATCCTGGATTGTTTAGAAAAAAATAGCGACAAGAATCACTTTTGCATTTTTGACGAACTGTATTCAGGAACAAACCCATATGAAGCGGTTGCAAGTGCATACGGGTATATTGATTACTTGTCAGGTATGAAAAATGTCGATTTAATGCTTACTACACACTATATTGAGTTATGTAAAAATTTAAAATCAAATTCTAGTGTTAAGAATTACCACATGAGTGTGAATATGTTGGATGACCATAAAGTAGAATATTTATATAAATTTAAAAAAGGAGTATCGACAATTAAGGGAGGAATAAAAGTTTTGTATGATTTAGAATATCCTGAATCAATTATTGCAAATACTAAAAAAATTCTCGGTTCTATGTAATTAAGGATTTTACAAAATAATAAAATAAGAAATAACATTAAGCGTTAAATATTTTATTTTTATTTATGTATAAAAATAAAAGATGTCTCTATTTAATTCACAAACTATTTTTAGCCTATTATTTACATTATTGATTGGTGTTGCTTTATATTATTATATCAGATATAAGACACGTGTTTTAGAGCTTACGGTTCGCGAACAAGCAAAAGTATTACAAAGTGTCATAATGAATATGAATAGTAATAATCAAAATATAATGAATATGGTTCAGGGAAGAAGTGAAGAAGAAATTGTTTCAGATGCTATTGCACAAGATATGAACCGGTTTCGTGAAGTAAACTCGAATAATGAGTTAATTGAGGTTTCCGACGATAGCAGTAGTGAAAGTGGAAGTGACAGTGGCAGTGAAAGCGACAGCGGAAGTAGCAGTAGCAGTAGCAGTAGCAGTAGCAGTGGTGGCAGCGAAAGTGGTAGCGACGATGAGAGTGAACACGGTGAAGAACCGGTAGAGGATGTCGCAGACAATGGTACTAGAAAAATAGTGTTTAATGGTGGTAATGACTGTCACGTTGTAGAACATTTAGATGGACCCGATGTAAAAGTAATAGAATTGACACACCCTTTGTATCCCAAAAACGAGAATGAAGTTATGAATGGAGATGGAGATGATGCAGATGAGGATGATGATGCAGACGATGAGGAGGAGGATGATGCCGATGAAGATGAAGATAGCGACAGTGAGTCTTTACCATCAGATATGGATATACACCATGAGAATCATGAGAACCATGAGATTAAGGAAAATGACGTTATGAATGATGTTACGAATGAAATTCAAAACCATTTAGAACCCGAAACTATTTCGGAAGTTATTCTCGAAGATAACTCTTTAGATAACCTTTCTGTAAAAACAGTTTTCAAAACGAAAGAGACGAAAGAAACGAAAGAAACGAAAGAAACGAAAGAGTCTGAAACACATTCCGACTATAACTCAATGAATGTACAGTCTCTTCGACAACTTCTTAAGAGCAAGTTAATCGGTGAAGGTACAAACATGAGCGAAGCTTCTATTCCT